ATATGTCAGCCCTACTGGATCTGTAGCTACTCCATATATTCTGGTAAAAGTAGTATTCGCATCGCAGGTTATATTATGGGCCGCTGTTGTAGTTCCAGTATTTTTTAACGCACCCATATTAACAACGGTACGATATACTTGGCGAAAGTTAGATGATTGCGTAGCAGATGTACCGCTCGTAGGATTCGGAAAGTATACCTGTCCATTAACGAACTGACTTGTATCATATATCCCGGCATCACGAACATTCACCGATAATGACATGCGATTCAGATCCTGAAAGAGCCGTACAAGTAGTTCTTTGAACTCTGGCTTAGTAACATCCATAGACTTTACATGTTCAGATTCTGTATCCCAAACATTCGTCGTTGGTATATATGCGCCATATTGTGTCGGATTGGCCATGAATTCCCTTCAGGTTAAACGTTTATGATAGTCTCGATCTAACAGGCATACAATGCAAAACCATTCCTTCTAGCCAGAAATCTTGGAACGCTATTAATGTGTTAGTTATCTGCGCTTGAGATAGATATATCTCGAATTGTATACATTCACCATCAACTTGGAAATACAATGGGTGCCAAAGTCTAGTAGATGTATATTCTATAGGCACATCAGGATATGCATATGTTTGCAATACGCTTGTACCCATGAGTGTGCCAGTAGTGGCACCATCTTTTACCATAGACAATGGCGTAGCAGAAGGAGAATAATCGACTGTAAGTTCTCCTGAACTTGTTGCTAAAACACCAAAATCTATTTTAGCTATATAAACATCACGTCCTTGATCCATATATGGATTGAACTGTTTTGTAAGTATATCGATCATAGAGACTCGCGTTATACTGCCACCGCCTGAATATGTACTTGCATAACCAGGAACTGCAATCTGAATAGTATTAGAATCAACTACGGCTTGCACCGGATATATATTATCGTTGATACCTGTTACTCCCTGGCAATTAGTTATATAAATATAATCGCCATTATTATCTACTTGTGTTTGCAGAGTATGATCTATAACGGTAAGTGTTAATATATTGTTAGTACCAGTAGCTACAATGTTTGTTATAGACATTACCGGAGCATTATTAGGCGTATCAGGATCTACAATAAATACATAGCCCTGTTGATTACCTGCGATTACTTGTCTAAATTCTGATTGTTGGACTCCTGAACCCCACGTTGAATTGTTGTCGCTCCAAGGCATCGTTAATGAAGACCATGTTGTACCTAGTTGCTGCTCATAATAGCCGAACATGGTTATACAATCGTCATTAAAGGCCCAAGAATTAGTCTTATAGTTGTAAATAAGCACTTGATTAGGGTATTTAAATGTTGCAGATTCTGCAGAATTAGGGAAGGTCCAATAGACCATCTCTACATAGTAATCACGGATACCTACAACTCGCTGAACCCCTTCTGACTTGTTGGCAATCTGGAATATCTGGTCAGGAATCTTGGTATCTATACGTTCAACATTTGCGCCTGAGCAGGCATGCACACCCGTATTGCCTATACCGAGTACTGCTTTATCGAAAGGTACTGTGGCAAATACTGATTCTGCACCCAGCTCTGTATTGATTTGTTGCCATAAGAAAGGTAATACTTGGTTGCCCGTATAGGCTAGTTCCCATGTACTACGTTCGAAATAAACGATTAAGCGATCTTTAATATATTCTGCCGATACTATTGCCTCATCGGTAGCTGCATCAATATAACCACCGCCGTCAAAGCCAGTATTGTTGACCTGGATAAAGGCATTTGAATCTAATGGGCTACCGTTGTGTGAATATCTGCAGCGTGCTTTATATTGAGTATTTACGAGCGTCGGAGATCCTCCACCCGTAGTTGTCTGTTCAATAGTATTAAGCAGCACTAGGCGATCTTTAAAGGGCAATATTATCTGAGCTGAAACTATATTCTGCTGTAAAATTGCTCCATTGGCTACAATAACTTGCGGCGCGAATTGAACCCACGGCACAGCAGCTACTGCATTATAATACCACATTGGATCATCGGTTGCTGCTGGATTTCCAGAGACTGTTGCATTATAGTTCGTCACAAATAGAACTACTGCAGCATCATCAATGCCAGTCCAATTGCATGTCCAAAAGAAATCATAATCTTGCCCATGGAATATAACATTCTGCGCCACGCCAAGACGGTCCCAGCCATTGGTAAATTGATACACGAATCGAGTGTCAAATCCTATCGATGGATGATCATTTACTGGCCCTGTAGCATAGTTAGTCAATCCCATAACAGGTAGACCTGGATAGAAGAAAATAGCTGTGCCTGCTGGTATTCCTGGAATTGTCGCGGTAAATGTAGCTGTTATAGGAGGGCCCGCTGTAATAGTTATTGTTCCAGTTGCGGCAGCATTAGTAGAAAGCATGGCATTTGCACCAGCAGTTACAGTAATAACTGTAAATATATTGTCGCCAACAGATACTTGTTGCCCTGGATTAAATGTATTACCGGGCAATGCAATGGGTGCCGCTATAGGAGTTGTTCCAAGATTAATTCTAAAACGGGACAACAAAGGCGCAGTAAGTGCTCCCGTAGAACCGGTACCCATCAATCGACCCCCAAAGCGTTTACGCACTCTGCCTCGCCATACATAGGCATTATAAAGCTCAGCGAAACTTTCCTCTGGAATCTGCCAAGGTTCAAGATCCGTCCTGAGACCTTCAGAGAACGGAGCGATTAAAAATCTGTCAAAAGCCACGATATCTCCTTATACACCTACAGCAAACCAATAATAATAGGCATTATTATAAGCAGTGCCTGCATAGTTAGTTGCTTTTGCTCGCAATGTTGTATTGGTCAATGAATAAACTGCCGCATTAGATATTGCAGGCATATTAGTAGATATAACGCTTACGAATGCTGCACATTGACCATTTGCAGAAAATGGATTAGTGAAAGTTATAGTATCTATCCCAGTCCCAGAACCTTGATTTTTGCCAAATTTAACAATCAATCCACAAGGCAATGTGAGAGAACCTTGGCCTATACCGCCAGTAACTATAGAATTAACTAATGTTGTAATATCAAAATCAATTCCCGCAGCAGAATGCGCCATAATAGGATTGCCTGCCGCAGTGCTAGCCCAGAATCCTGGAATACCTGCAAAAGCAGGAGTTGGCGCTTGAGGCTGTAGTTGCACGAATGTATGTTGTCCTGCTGTTCCTGCACCGGCATTAAAATCTACATGGTTCTGATCAAATACAGTACCGATAGACTGAAAGTTGCCCTGAATCTGTCCCTGCGAAGCTGATATCTGATCGGCAGCTGCTGGAATATTTGCTATGTAAGCCATTTTATTTCCTTATTAAATGTTACCTGAACCCCAACCGAATCCACCGCTCGTTAGACCACCAGTTTGTTCAGTATATATAGTTGCAGTTCGTTCATTGGTATATTGTTTTATAGTCTTACGAATCACCAGCGATTCCTGCATCTTGAATTCTGGCATTATCTGCTGAACAGATTCCAGATCCATGCGATCTTCGAATATCTTTTTTGCTGAACCATAAGCTATATATTGCCACCATTGTTGGATATCGGGAGCTGTATTATTAGCGAGCAACACTGTAGGCAGCACATAGGCCTCCAAGTTCACTCTATATGGCTGGTCAGGAACTGGACGCAATGTGAATGTATCATCGTAATAAAGTACTGCCTGAGGTAAAGCTGGTTGATATGGAATAGTCTGGGAGTTAATTGGTGCGCCAATAGCTGGAGCTACTGCAAAAGTAATATCAAATGCTCCTGTTGTATAATTTATTGTATTAGTGCCCGCGCCTGCTGTTCCAACTAAGTTTCCTAAAGTCGCCGATACAGGTACATCATTAAGATTGCACCCGTCACCATTGATATCAACGGAACTAAACAAGACGTTGTTCTGTAATAAAGCTGGTCCAATTGTAGGATTAGGCTGAATAGCACCCGTATAGCCGCCAAAGTTAATCACTCCTGTAAAAGTTGTCGTTACGCCGTCACCAACTGCGCCAATGGATTGTATAGAATTGACCATTGGATAAATACCAAAGAATTGTTCGCGAGACTGAGTATAGAATTGCTGATATCCAGCAATATAAACTGGCTCATGAATAGATGTATATTTGTTATTAAAGTCGTAGAACGGGCTTGTAGAATCAGTAGTATTAGTACTATAGGTATCTATAAAAGGTTCAGTAAAAAAGGTAAATGTTGTTCTCAGATCAAAGAGCTGTAGATGCTGTGGAAAGTCGTAGATCAAGAATGTATTAATATATTGGTTAAGATCTGCATCTGATAATTGAGCTTCAGAAGGAGATCGGGTCAATCTTCTAACTTTTATCTTTATAGTTTCCAGTGTCGAGCTTGGTGTCGCTGTAGGTGGTAATGGCATGGCAACTCCTAATATATATATGGTGCAACATCGCGCACAGCCTGATATAATTGCGAACTTACTTCAGCCATTGGAACAGCCTGTGCTAATGTGGAGATTACAGCCGATGAAGGAACCACAAAAGCATCAAAAAAAGTTGTATCTATTGGTATAGAAAATGTTGTATCACTGAGTACAGTTATCGGGCCGAATTGCTGATTTGCTTGCACCATGCCATAATCATCTGGTATATCTAGACGGACGACGAGTCCTGTTAAGTAATTATGGGCAAAAGAAGTAGTTACTACAGCAGGAAAGCCATTGGTAATGGCGGTTATGATGCGCATTGCAGGTTGAAATTGAGGATGAGGATACGCAGGAATTAATGGTTCAGCCATTATGGAGCCTCGGTTACTTCGATGATACCGTCAGAACCAGTGGCTTCTACATCTGAGATATCAACAAATTCCAAACTCTGGAACCCATAACGAGCAACTTTCTTGCCAATATGGGAACTTACATTTCCTGCTTCATCTTGTTTGAATGCATGTATAGGATAACGTCCAGACTTGTTAAGATGTCTCGCAACTCCTAGCGGTATTGTATAAATACAACCATCTGTTAAATCAAATCGTTCAACATCATCTTCTTTATATGCCTTATAAACAAAACTGAGTGGAGCGCCGGCACATTCATAGAATCTGAAGATACCACGAACTGGTTCGCGATCTTTATCATGTTGGTACTTGAGATTGACCTTTTTGTCTGATTTAGCTGGTTTCTTTGTATAATCTGTGGTTTGTGCTGCAACTTCCATGATTTCTCCTAAGTTAAAGAGGGGGGCTATGCCCCCCATAAACCTTAAAGGTTAAAAGAACTAGTAGCGCGCCAATAGATGACGTCGTTTACAGATCCTGCAGGGCTTGTAATACCAGCACCAAGGATAATTCCTGTGGTCATGATATTCTGCATAGCATCAGTTAATGTATCAGCAGGTGGTACTTGGGCTAACGCCAAAGAACTATCCATGCCAATCGGGTTAACATATGCTTGAGTAAACGGTGCAGCGGCTACTGCAGTAGTAGGCCATACGAAAGCTGTAAATGCTGTTGTATTAATATCAACAGTTACCGAGTTGGTAGTTGTATTAACAGCAACAATATTGCCCTCTAACCCATCAATCTGCTTCATGCCGTTAAATGATCCGACATGGAAGCGAATCGCTTGTCCTACTTGATATCCATGCGTTACAGTGAACACAACAACAGCTTGCGCTGCTTGTGATATGGATGCAATATAACGGGTTTGTGGATACCACTTATTGAATGGCACCGTGAAATAGGCACCGGCACCAGCAGCTGCAACAGTTACAGGAGTATAGCCGAGAGTCATACTGACGCCTGGGTTAACTGCTGTAACCGTATAGTCCATACCATTAACTTGGTTTGCACCTGTCATTTCCTGCAAACGGATAATACTGCCGACTGATACGCCGGTAGTATTGCCAGTTAGCACGACATGAGCAGTTGTACCAAAGTCAGTAGTGGCTATTGTTGGGCCATTGACTTGAGTAGAAGCATCGTAAACTATAAATCCTGGAACAGTAAGTGTTGCTGCTGTCGTAGCATTGACTGCAGTTGCTGCTGCGTTACGCATTGTAACAATAGCATCATTGTAGCCCATGCCAAGATTCCATGCATAGCTTACGCCATGGCTGTCATTAGCAGCAGCCAACTCTGTCATGTTCCAGACTTCGATAGTATCGAGGCCGCCACGAATATTGAGAAACTGAGCAGAACCAGTAGAAGTAAAAGAACCATTGAATATATTAACCATGATATCTCCTTAAAATCTCTTGGTTGCACGAAGGTTAATAATAAACAGATCGTTCGTAATACGAGGAACTTCAGCGAATTTGTATCCGACTGAAGCGTTAAGCGCGAGTGGGCCGTCATATATAGGTGGACGGTAGATGAAAGATGCGCTATATCCGTCTTGTTCAACGCACGCATAGGCCTCCATGCCGACGCAGAAGATGTTATACACATCTGCACTGTTGGCAGAAGCTGCAGGCGTTACTGAGCCGATTGAGCTGACAAGGAAACGAAGGTTACCCACAGCGCCCCACTCTGAACGCAATGCATTCATTGGAGCAGGATATTGGTTCTTCTGTATGAACGTATTAACGTTGTTCAAGTCAGAAGTTAACTTCGTACTTGTCATTGCAAAATACGCATCACGGACTGGAGCTGTACCGAACTTATTTTCACCTTCAATGTTATCCATGATGGTATAAGCATTGTTAGTCAAAAGAGTTTGAGTTACAGTATCGCAGTCTTGCAAGGTGATCTCTGTAGGATTATCCATAAATCTGTTACTTTTATGACCTATTTCTAGGCGGGGCAACCTCTTCGGATCGCCCTCTCATACTTATCGCATGAGATCAGACTATCGCTTAGCCTTTCGGCTTCTCTGGACTTAGTCGTTCACGGTGGCTCTCGCCTTCCGCCTTGTTTCCGGCTCTTAAGCTTCGGGGTCCAAGTCAATCACCAGAGATTTTTTAACGGCAATAATCACTTACCGTTAACTCCGCCAGTACAATTGATAAAGCCTGCTGTAGCTGCCAGCATATCTCTAGTCAATTGATCTTCAGTCTGCATTAACGGAGTGATACACCCAAACGTGCGGCGCATTCGTTCAAAACGGGATCTTGGTTCTGTAATGTAACTTGTTCATTGAGCTGAACAAACGTCCCATAAAATGATATTTTCGCATCGATGTCTATGGCCGTCAATTGCTGCGCAGGAGGCGTAACCCCTGTAGTCCCTAATGGCACCATAGCTGGATTTAACGGATTATCAATCTGTTACTTTTGTGACTTAAATACATGAGGCGCTGTACCGCTCAGCTACAAGAAATCTTGCTTTTCTTGGTGGGAATCGAACCCACGATCTTCTCTTATTATTTAAGC